TCGGACGCCGAAGGGTCTTGCCATCGGCCCCGACAATCGAGCCGCTGATAAGGTAGCTTTCGCGCCCGTGGCGGCTGGGGAACCCTTCGGCCACTTCCAAGCGCGGCCGGTCGTCGTGCAGGGTCTTCACCTTGACCAGATAGCCGCTGTGGTGGCGGTAAACCCGATCTTCCGGAGCCAGGCCCGTGAACTCGTCGGTGACGTTGGCGGACGGCGGTGGGGCGGTTTCGACTTCACGGGCCATCGGATCAAGCCTTGTTATACATGTTGTGGGTGAACAGGCGCGGCCCCCTACGGGTATCGCTCGCGGCGTAGATGCCGATGCCTTCGGCGGCGATCTTCGAAACCGGCAACAGGCCAGCGTTCGTGATGCTGACAAGCTCGTCCCAGATCAGTTCGTCGGCCTCGGTCAGAACAGGCAGCATCAGGCCGGGGAGGCAGGCCTTGGCCCATGTCGCGGTTGGGATGTAGCCGGGCGCCGCGCGGGTCATGATCGGCGTGTCCAGGCTCACCGTCTTCACGGCGCCGCACGCGGTTTCGAAGGTCAAGCACTGGGCGAACCCCTGAATATTGGCCAGCACGCGGCCGGGCATGATCGAGTCCCCGCCCGGCGCCATCAATGTCAGGGGATCGCCCGCGACGGCGTCGCCCGCCCGCTGGCCGGAAGCCAGGAACGCGTCAGACCAGACGCATATGATGTCCGAATACACCCCGACAAAATCGGCCGCGTCGGTCGGCGGAGCGGTCCAAGAGCCGCCGGACGATGCGGTGCGGACGTTGCCAATCCACATGTAACCGTCAATGCTGGCGTTGAAAGCCCAGGCATAGATCGACTGAACGGCGTGGTGATCGCCGTACTGCGGCCGATAGTAGATCGTGTAATCGGTGTCGTAGAGCAGGCCCGTATGAGTAGTCGAAGGGACGCTGATCGAGGTTGTACCGCTCGCGGTCGGGAAATAGACGTTATGCGAAGCAACGCTGACCGTTCCGGCTCCCGCCGACAGCGGCTGGGTAGCGCGCCCGGCAACGCCATCGACCGAATAGCCGTACAGCACGCCCCGGTAATCATAGAGCCTGCCGTCTGTCGCGAAATACTGGGTCCGCTGGCCAACAACGACCGGCGTCAGGCCGCTGGGAACCGACGCGGTCGCCCATGTTCCCTGTCCCGTGATCGCGGCGGCTGTGTTGTAAACCGTGCGGTCCGCGCCGTTGATCCAGGCCGAGCCGTTCCAGGCCCAGATCGCGATCGGGTTTCCGACACCGTCTAGCTGGGTCCAGATGTCGTTGACGCCCGGCGATGAGGGCGTGGCATTTTGCTTGTAGTGTAGAACCTTGTTCGCATAGTCGTCAGGCTTGCCGACGCCGGTGACGCGCGTCGCCCAATCAGCCTGGTTCAGGGTCGCCAGAGCGCCCTGACCGCTGATCGCGGCGGCGGTGTTAAATAGGGTGGTGTCCGCGCCCTTGACCCAAGCCGAACCGGTCCAGGCATAGACGGCGACGGGGGTGCCGCCGCCATCCAGCGCCACCCAGATGTCGTTCACGCCCGGGGAGGACGGCGAGCCTATCGACCGCGTGACCAGGCTCTTGGTTGCATAGTCTTCCGGCTTGCCCGTGCCGGTCACCTGGGTGGCCCAAGCGGCCTGGTTCAGCGTCGCCAGCGCGCCCTGGCCGCTAATCGCGGCGGCGGTGAAAAACAGCGTGGTGTCCGCTCCCTTGACCCAGGCCGAGCCGGTCCAGGCATAGACGGCGACGGGAGTGCCGCCGCCATCCAGCGCCACCCAGATGTCGTTCACGCCCGGGGAGGATGGCGCGCCGAGGGATCGCGTGACAAGGCTCTTGGTCGCATAGTCTTCCGGCTTGCCCGTGCCGGTCACCTGGGTGGCCCAAGCTGCCTGGTTCAGCGTCGCCAGAGCGCCCTGGCCGCTGATCGCGGCGGCGACGTTGAATCCGGTCTGGTCGGCGATGACGTTCCAGGTCCCGGCGCCACGGCGATAGACCCGGCGGTTGCCGTCGTCGGTATCGACCCACAGATCGCCGTCGGCATAGTCCGATGACGGGGCCGACGCCTGATAGAATGTCTTGATCTTGGTATCCGCCGTCGCTTGGGCGGCGGTCGCGAACTGGATGGCCTGCACCGCCGCGTTGTCGCTTGCGTCGATCCAGGCCGCGCCATCCCACTGAAACGGCGCATTCCCGGCATCGGTGTCGAACCACACATCGCCGCGCTCTGGGCTGGCCGGGGCTGAGGTCTGATAATAGACCGTCAGCAGGCCATCGGTCGTGCCGATGGTGTCGAAGGCGAAACTCCCGGCAACAACGTCATCTAGGGCGGTCCAGTCCGAGACCACGCCGCGCACCGACCGATAGGCGATCGACAGCTCATAGGTGGTCTCGGGCGTAAGCCCGGTCAGCTCGACCCGAACCTCTTCGTCGAACGTCAGCTCGACCGTCGGCCCCATCGTCCAGTTAGTCGCCCCCGCCGGCCGATACCGAACCAGTAGCGCCGTGACGTGCGGGTTCGACATTTCTCCGACGATGACGATCGCCGGAATGCTGACGCCATTGTCGGTCAGGGTCGCCCCCGTGGCGACCCAATCGTCGGTGTCCGGCGCGACCGGCGTGGTCCCGCCGGCGGTCAGGCCTGGCGTAGGCGGGGCGGTCGAGGTCTGGCCCAGCGCGAACGCGTGCTTGGCGTCGGTTTCGGTGCGGCACTGGAAAGTCACGGTCGCCGAGGCCGGGTCAAACGACCGCCGCAGGATAATCACCTCCCGCTCTTCGAGCCCGATTTCCGGCACGTCTATCGTGACGCAGTCGCCCGGCCGATAACCGAGGAACGGCAGACCGACGCGGACCGAAATCGGTTCCAGCTCGCGGCTGTTTTCGACGTCATAGCGCGCCAGTTGGGCGGCGTGGTTCACCGCCTGCACCAACGGATAGTCAATCTCTCGCGTGCGCCACAGGCCGCCGTCCTCGGTGACATGGGTCGCCACCTCGATCGGCGCGGCCGAGACGATTTCCCAGCCGTGAGCCTCGCTGCGAAAACGCGGAATGACGCGATTGATCCGCTCGCGCCGCCCCTTGGTCCCGGCCGCCGAGGCCTCACCGCGAATGTCGGCCGAGGTGATGGTCGCCAGCGACACGCGCGGCGCATTGATCACGCAACCGACCTGAGCGCCCATCGGCACGCAATAGCCGCCGCCGCACTGAGCGATGGCCTGCAGAACGCTCCACTTTTCGTCGGTCGAATAGATGGTGCCGCCGATTTCCCAGCCGTTCGCCTCGGCCACGTTCGCCGCATCGACGAACTGCGAGACGATCAGGCTGGAAATCGGAAAGCCGAAGCCCATGATCCGATGCCCGTTCTGATACCGACCCAAGGCCAGGGTTAGGGCGTGCAGCCACGGGTTCGTGGAATAGACGTAAGTGCTTTCGTCCAGCGCCCGACAGTCGCCATCGCCGCCGGGATAGGTGTCGTCGAGACGCGGGTCGTACACCTTGACGCCGCGCAGCACCCACAGGGGCGAGACGTCGGCGGCATAGACCTTGGTGTCGTACTCCATGCCCGTCAGGGCCGCCGCGTAGCCGCCCAGCAGGTGGGCGGAGGTCCATTCCGGCGGGTTGCCCGAGTGATCGGCCGGGGTGTCTTTCGTGCCCGTCGCGGTGAACCGCAGATAGGTGTCGCTGGCCGCGCCCAGGCGGCGGACCTGCCACAGGCGGTTCAGGTAAGCGCCGGCCGCACCTTCGCCGCTGTCGGCCGAGAAGGTCAGGTTCACATTGTTGGCGCTGTACGACTCGATACCGTCGATCGGTCCCGCACCCGCCAGGATCGAGTAATGCAGACGATACTTGTTGGGCTCCTTGGTCGGCCCGGTCGTGGTGCCGTAGATGATCCGGCCACCGACCGCCGTTCGGCCCATGGGATAGGGAATGCCGGCCTGCGGATCATAGGTCTGCTGGGTCGGGTTGCCGCCGGTCTGGATCTCGGGCCGCTTGGTCGTCAGCCCGCCAACAGTCACCAGCAACCCGCCGACCGTCTGCAGCGTCGCGGCCGACATGCCGAAAACGCTCAAGGTCGCGCCCGCCGCTGTCCAGGCGGTTCCTACCGAGAAAGCTCCGGTCGCCAGCAGACCAACCGCACCGATGCCCGTGGCGATCAGGGCGGCTCCGGCAATGACCGCCCCGGCGGTCGCGACAGCCTTACCCATCCAGCGACCTCCAAACGATCAGGTCCGGCGAAGGCGACGGCTGGATGATGCACGCGACGTCGCTGTCGGCGTGGTAGCCCAGCGCCCGGCCGCCCGGCAGAGCCACCCACAGCGCCGTCCACCCGTCGACGCCCGGCACACCGATGATGTCCGACGGCAGGGCGCGCGCCAGCGGCACGCGCGGCAGGCCCATGCCGTCCAGCGCCGATTGCAGGCTGTCGTGGCCCATGCCCTTCAACAGCTTCAGGCCGCCGCGCAGGCTGGAATAGGCCCCAGCCGCCGGCAGCTTCACGGTGTGACCCAGCTTGCGCAGGGTGAACGCGGCCATGCGAGCGCAGTCGTTGCTGCCGATCCGGTGCGGACGACCGTTGAATCGCTGAACAGCCGCCTTGGCCGCCGCCTGTCGGCGTAAAAGGGCCGGGATCATCGCAGCACTCCCGCGCTCTTGAGTTGGTTGATTGAGGCGTCGGTCGCGCTCGGCGCGGCGCTGACGCTGATCGTCGGACGCGCGCCCGTCGAACCCCAAGGCAGCGAGGTCGGATCGGCCGAGGTGAAGGCAAAGCCCAACTGGCCGGGATGCACCGACTGATGGAAGGCGTCGTTCATCCGCGCGCCCTCGTCTTGCTCAAAGCACCGCTCCAGCGCCGACACGACCTCGACCGAGACAGACCGCTTGCCCTTGGCGACACTCAGCGTCGGCACGTCCAACTCACCGATGAACAGCACATAGGGGTCAGGAATGACCGCGCCCGTAGCCCGGTTCACCGCGCCGACCATCAGAGTGACGATCGAACCTTGAAAACTCGGCGAGCACAGATCGACCGCAGCCGCGTCGCTGGCCGGCGCGAACGTAATCGTCATATGCGGAGCCTGGGTGGCGTCGCCGTCGCTGAATTCGCCGATGCCAGAGACAGAGCCCCAAACGTCGTCGCGCCCGCGATAGGTCTCGCCGCCGATCACCAGTTCGCCCGCGCCATCCAGCAAGCGCAGGGTGTAAGCGGGCAGCTCGATTTTCAGAGCGCCGAACACCAGGACGGTGTCAGCACCGAACGCGGCTTCAAGGGCGGGCGTCAGCGACATGCTATTCGCGCTCCGCCAGCGTGAAACTGATCCCATAGATGGCCGCCAGGCCGACGTTCCAACCGGCCTCGCTGCCCTGCACCGCGCCTTCGATTTCCGGGACCGCCAGCTTGATGACGGCGTTGTCGGTCGGAGCGCGACGGATCATCGGATCAAGCGACAAGGTCACAGCGCCGCCACCCGACGCCACGGCGGGGGCGGTGATGCAGTGCAGATACCGACGGCCATTGGTGATGATCGTCAGGAACCAACCCTTCTTGATCACCTTGCCCGCCGGCAGGCCGTCGATCGCCAGAGACGTGCCGAGCTGCCCGCCGCCATTAACCCGTGGCGTTCCCTCGTCCCCGACCTCGACACCAGGCTGCGGGAACGCGAGGACGCCGGACGAACGTTTGGCCGCCAGCAGGTCGGCGATCCAGCCGATAGCGACGTCCGCCAGCATGTCCGGCAGGGTGACGTCGACCGAGAAGCGCGAACCCAGCCGCTCAATGCGCTGGGTCGGACCGCCCAGCGCGGCCTCGGACTCGCCGCCCCAATCGAGCGGGCGCGGGGTCGCTGACGCCGGCTTAGGCGTGGTGGGAAGCGTGACGGACATGGGTGAGTTACTCTTTTCCGCCCTGCAGAACGGTCAGCGCAGGCCGGCCAGCCTGTTGCGCCTGCGCTTGCTTAATGCTGGCGGCAATTCCAGCCCGCAGCGTTTTATACTGAAGGAGGGCGACGGGGTCCGAAGCTTCGGCCTCCAGCTTTCCCATTAGGTCAAGAAACGCCTCACCATTGATCACACCAGCGCCGATCAAGTATCCGACCAAGGCGGTGCCGACAGCGGCTTGAGCTATGAACAGGCCGCCGACAGCGGCCTGTAGCGTGATCGGTTCCGATTTCATGCGGCCCTCTTGAGTGTTTAGCTTCGCGCGATCCGATAGCGGTTGCTTGTTGTCGCGGCTTGCTCGGCCATCGCCGCGCCGCCATGAGCTGCAACAACCGCCTGAGCGGTGCCGAGCTGCTGCAATTCAGCGACGAGTCCAGCCGCGAGAATCGCGCCTTGCGCATTGACGTGGAAGGTCTGATTGACCCGCCCGCCCAGGTCATTGCCACGCGTGACCGAGACCTGTTCGCCGGGCGTCAGCCGCAGCGCCCGAATTTGACTATCGGTGCCGCCAAAGCCCCCGACCTGAAAGCCGCCGCCCGTGTCGAAGCCGATAAAGGACTTGAGGGCCGACATGATGCCGCCCGACTTCGATAGGCCAGAGCCCTTGCTGAACAGGCTCGCTACACCGCCCGCGATCTTGTCGTCTAGAGACTGAGCAAAAATGCCGGCCAGCCAGTTGCCGAGCCCCTTAAGTCCACCATAGCGAAGCGCCTCAAGGCCGCCCCGTGTGGCGCTGTAGATTTGATCTGAGAAGGCCTTTTTGCTGGCCTCCATGCCGTCGAGAATACCCTCGCTCACCATCGTCGAGATCGGCTCTTGCAGGCTCGCGGGGTTGATGATCGATTTGGTGAATTGCCGCTCAAACTCACGCGCCTGAAGTTCCGCGCGATGGGACTGCGACTGATAGAACAGCGACTCCCAGCTCTCCCCGTCCTTCTCAGCCCCTGCGGACTTCGATTTTGGCGAATTGGATTCGCCACCACCTCCGCCGCTGCCTCCGCCCGTATTGGTAGGCGCCAGATCCAAGGCGTTTTCTTGTTGCGCGCGGCGGATAGCTCCCATGGCCGCGTCGTTTTCGGCGATCTTTCCTTTTAAGAAATTCGCGAATGTTTTCATTCCAGGCAGTGCAGAAAGCTGCTCGGCCTCATGCAATTGACGGAACAGCTTTCCGCGTTGCTCGCCCAGCGTCTGAAGGGAGCGATTTTCCACCTTGTTAAATCGATCAATCACCCGCCCCAGCCAGTTCACGAGATCGGCGGCGGCGTTCTTCATGGTGACAAGGGCGGGCGTGAATGATGCCCCGAACGATATGCCCGCCATCTTGGAACGATCATCGGCGATTTCCATCTGACGGCTCATTTCCGCCAGCCGGTCAACAACACCGCCGTCCAGAACCAAGCCAAGATCCTGGGCCTTACCCATCATTTCCTGAATGCCGACGCTGCCTTGCTTGAGCATCGGCAGCAGCGCCTCAATTCCGAACTTCTTCGCAAACTGAAGCTGCTCAGTGACGGTGCCGAGCGCGGCGATTTTATCTGCGATCACCGGCAGCGCATCCTCGACGGACTTGAAGCTTTTGATCTGCTCCTGGGTAATCCCCAGCGCCTCCATCGCCTTGCGGATCTTGCCGTCACCGACGCGCGTTTGCAGGGCGCCGATGGCTGCGGTCAGGCCAGACAGCGCATCCACGGCCTTGGTCACTTCGACATCGCTTTCGCCGGCCGCGAAGTTGAAGGCCTGCAAATATTCCGCCGAAACGCCCAGCTTGTAGGATTGCGCTGCGATGTCGTCCGCGTACTTCGCCGCCTCCGCCGCCAGCCTCATGCCCACCGCAAACCCGTTGACCGCCAGCGTCGCCAGCGCCGCGCCAGACGCCAGCGGCGCCAAGCTCGCCGCCGTCGACATCAGCGCCGATTTCAGCCCCCCCGCCTTAACCTTGGCCCTATCCGCCCCGCTCTCGAATTGCGCGGTGTCCAGGCCCAGCACGGCGCGCAAGGCGCCGATGATCGATGAAGCCATCAGGGTTCCTCTGAAACTTGCCCGGCGTGGCCCAGCGCCCCGGCCAGGCGAGAGCGCAGCTCTTCCAGGCTTTTCGGGGCCGCCGGTCGGCTCAAGGCCTCGACGGTCAGGCTGGACAGGGGCGGCATCTTGTCCATGCGCCCCAGCACGGCGGTGTGCCAGGCCAGCCAGGCCCGCTGATCGTGCTGCTGTTCAAGCACGCGGGCGCGGGCGCGAAAGGTTGCGATCAGGCGACGAGGCGTCTGCGTCCAAAAGGCGTCAGGCGAGAGATCCAGCCCAACCCACCGGTCGAAAAGGCCCCACCAATCCCATTCGTAACGCGGTCGCTCGTCGCCTTCCGAGGGCGGTCGGTGCCACCCTCCAATTCCGGGAAGGCAAGCATCAGGGCTTGCCCCATCAACGAGCCAGCCTTCATCAAGCCCAGGTGATCAAGCAGGCGGCCGGCGTCTTCCAGCGACACCTGCGGGTGATGATCCTGCAGGGCGGCCCAGAACGCGGCGCGCACCGTGGTGAAGGCAGCGTCGCCGCCAGACATCAGCTTGGCCATCTCGTCGGCGTCCTTGACCTCGGCCTCGATCAGGCAAAGGGCGTTGACCGACACCACCAGCCGCCAGGTCGCGCCGGCCGCCGAAACCCGGACAAACGGCGCGGGAGCGACCGGGATCATGGCGCCACCGCCGCCCAGGTCGGCTTGCCCGAAACCTTGATCTTGACGCCGTAGACCATCTTGTCGTCCAGCGGCGTCGAGGGGCCGATTTCGGTGATCAGGCCGGCCAGCGAAACGATTTCGGAAAACGGCGCTGGCAGTTCGATTTCATAGTCGTTCGGCGCGTCGGCGTCGAAATCCGTCTTGGCGCCGGCCGCGTGCAGGCCGCCGACCGGATAGTGCAGCGTCAGCGCAACCTCGCCGCCGTCACGCAGGCCGCTGATAAACTCACGATACTTGTCGGGGCTGCCGTGGTGGGTGGCGTCCTTGACCTCGCGGGTGACGGTGTTGGCCGTGATGTCGACCAGCTCACCCATGCTGGCGAAGGTCGTGGGCGCGGTGCGGCGACGCACCACCACGCCAAAGGCGAGAGCGGCTCCAGTCATAGTTCAGTCTCCAATGTCAGAGGGGTTCAGGCCGCGCGCGACCAGATCGTGAAATCCATCGACCGGCGGTGCTTGGTGTCGCCGGGATTGTGTTCGAACGCCGTGGTTTCGCGGGCTTCCAGGATGGTCAGGCGCACCGCGCCGACGACACCGGAGAAGCCCGACAGCAGAGCCATGACGGCTTCGGCCAGGGCTTTCGCTTCGAGATAGGTGTCTCCATAGGCGTCGATCTGAACGCGCGCACGCGGCAGGCCGTCGTCGCCTTGGTGGCTGTAACCGCGCTCGCCCGAGATGATGTTCCACACCAGGGCGGAACCCCGAACGCCTTGGGTCAGGACGCCGGGCGTCAGACGATCAACGACCTTGTCGGTGATCGTCGGGGTCGCGAGCAGCAGATCAACAAGCGCCTGTTCCACGTCATCGCCCCATCTTGGCCAGACGCTTGAGGGCTCGCCGCTCGGCGCGCGCCACCGTCTTCTTGATTTCGTCCCACAGCAGTTGACCCAGCGCATCCAGAGCCGCGCGCCAGCCGTGTTCCCAGGCGGTGCGCAGCGACGGGCGCGGCGGGGTGTCCTCGGTTCCGAATTCCTGCAGGTGAGCCTGCGGCAAGCCACCCGAACCGACATAGACCTCAGCGAACGACTTCCGCTCGCTCTTGCGCGCCAAGACGGCTTGGCGCCGGGTCAACTTGGTCCCAACGCCGGAGCTGTCGCGCAGCGCGCCGGTCAACACGTGGGGCTGAAGGCGATCGATATAGTCGTCGGCGATCGGCTGGGCTGCCTTCGTGAGAGCGCGCCGGCCGACGCCGCGCGCCGTGACCTTGCTGCCCAGATCACCGAGGGCGACGTCGAGGTCGCGAAAGCCTTCCATGTCGATGGTGAGAGTCGGCTTCACGCCTGATGCTCCGCCCGCGCGGCGGCCGAGATCTCCAGCCCCTCGCGGCGTCCGATTTCCTTGGCCCCGATAACGTCGAACTCGCGACCCTCGAACCTGACGCGCCAAGTCGGATCGACGTCCCCGCGCCAAAGGATTTGAAAGCGCGCCGTTATGGTCGCGCCGACCTCGCCGGCCCGAAACCGCTCCCCGTCACTGACCGGCTGATAACTGGACCAGACGGTGTCGCCGTCGGGCCAGGACTCGACGTCCGAATTCAGTTCGCCCTTGGCCAGCAGGCGGGGACACAAGGTGAGGCGCCGATCGCGCTTTCCGGCGGGCTGCATCATACGCGGATCTTCCGCACACCGCTCAGCAGACGGCTGATCGCCTTCTCGGCCGAAGGCCCGTCGCCTTCACGGTTGGCGTACATCTCACCCACGGCCAGCAGTACGGCATTGACGATCGTTCGCGGCACGGCCTCGGGCTCACCATATCCAGCCACGAAAGTGATCGTCGCCGCGCGAGGATGATCGCCGGTCGACGGCCAGGCCTGGCCGGACTTCAGCACGACGGCCGACTTTGGTCCGTCCAGCACATCGTAAGTCGCGCTCGACAGCGTTTGTGCGACGCCGCTCGCGTCTCGATAGGTGATCGAGGTCACGTCCTGCAGCGGTGGAAGCGGCAGGTCGATCTGCCGGCAAGACGGGAAGCGCGGCAGATGCAGAGCCCAGGTCTGCGTTACGATCGCCCGACCCAGCCGACCGCTGTAGCCGTCGATTGTCTCGACGGCTACAGCGATCAGGTCAGTGATATACCCGTCCTCGTCCGCACCATCGACCCGCAGATGCAGCTTGGCATGGTCTAGCGTGACCAGCGGCACAGGGGCTTCGGTGCGGACGAGGTCGAGAACCGACATGGGTTAGGCCTCCGACCGACGAACGAGTTCGTCTTCGACGACCTTGACGGCCGCAACCTTGTCGGGGATCGGCGCGCCCGAGATCTTCTTCGCCAGAGCGCGAAGCGTGAACCAGGGCAGGTCGAGCCAGGCTTCCGGGATTTCGACCTCGCGGTCGTCGTCCTTGTCGGCGGCCAGATCGTCGATATGGCCGATGACAGCGCCTTCCTGGTTGGTCAGAACGCCGTCGTCGCCGAGATAGGCCGCCTTACCGCGTCGAACGAAGTGCAGCTCGGAAGCGGGCGAGCGATCATCCACGATGTCGCCCTTGGTGAAGACCTCGGGCGGCGTGCCGACCGAGTAGTCTTCCAGAAACAGGATCTTCATATCAGCTTGTCCCTATTGCTGGGCCAGGTAGCGAAGCCGCCTCTTACGAGACGACTTCATCCACGGAGGCGAGGTTGTGGGACTTGCCGTCGTTGCGCCGGAAGTCGAAGCCCAGCACGATGGCGCTGGCGTCGGCGCCGGCGGTGGCCAGCGTCATCGACAGGCGCGCGAAGCGGAAGCCGTTGTTGAAGTCCAGATCGGCCGCGGTGACGTTGATCAGGGCTTGCTTGTTGTCGTCGGCCCCGGCCTGGGTCAGGTTGGTGATGGCCAGACCAGCGACGTCCTTGACGCCCGCGCCAGCGGCGTCGGTAGCCTGCTGGATCTTGGCGCTGAGAACGCCGGTTGCGACGAAATCGCCGGCTTGGATCACGGCCAGGGCCTTTTCGATCTCGGCGGTGTCCCACCAGGCCGTGGTTTGCGTGCCGGTGCCATAGGCGTCGGGGTCGATCACGCCAATGACGGCGCTACGCTGCGAGGGGTTCAGATTGCTGCCCATCGTCGGGCTCCTTTCAAGAAGAGGGTCAATCGCGCCGCCGATCCCGACCAGCGGGACCGGCGAACACGGGTGAAGGTCTATTCGGTCCGACGCGGGTTAGGCGCGGGCCGCCAGGCCGACGAAGTGGGACTTGGTGTTGGTGCTGTTAGGCATGGTGGCCGGAGCGCCCAGCACCGGCTGGCCGCCGATACGGAAGATCCAGCGGAAGGCCCGCAGGTTGTAGTCGAAGAACAGGTGGATGCTGTCGGCGAAGGTGACGCCGTTCTGCTTTTTGAAGGCGCGGTAGCCCTTCGGGTTGACGAACTGCAGATCGCCCAGGTCGCCGACGGTGTTGGCGTGCTCGGTGAACAGGACGGGACGACCCAGCAGGGTGCCGCCCGGCGCGACTTGGAAGTTCGGGAACCACACCGGTTGGCCGGCTTCGTTCTTCAGGGCCATCAGTTGCGGCAGGGTGTCCGAATTGGCCAGCCAGGCCGCCTGCATCGGATTGATCATCCGGGCGTACATCTTGGCCACGTTCGGCGCGGTGATCGTGTCGGCGGCTTGGGCGGCTTCCTTGGCCACGGTGATCAGCGCGCCCGAGTTCATCCAGCCTTGCAGCTTCTCGACGCCGTCGCCGCGCATGTAACCGTCGGCCGCCTTCCAGCGGATCGCGGCGGCGGATTCGGTCGTCAGCAGGGCTTGCAGACGCGGGGCGTCGGCCAGGGTGTCTTCATCGGCCAGCACGAAGGCGTACAGCTCATTGAGCTTCACCTCCCACGGCTTGAGGCCGGTGCGGCTGGTCAGCATCTGTGTGCCCTCGGTACGCCACGCGGCTTGCACGCCGGTGGTGCCCCAAGGGGTAACCTCGGAACCCAGGCCGGTGACGCGGTTCGAACCGGTCGGCAGGGCGGCGATCAGGTCGAACACCGGATCGTCGCTAGTGTCGTAGACCAGGCTGACGATCTCATCGCGGAACTCGGCCGGAACCAGGAACGAGCCAACCTCGTCGCCGTTGGTCATGATCGTATTGGCCGGGGCAGCCAGGCGCGGGTCCATGGCGAACTGCGAACCGGCCTGCGGATTGGCCAGGCGAACGGCGGCGCCGAACTCGGCCACGCTGCGGAAGCCACTGGAGTTGTCGCGCGCACGCGGTTCGGCCAGGGGCGCGCCCGGCGGGCGGGCGGCGGGCGGCGCAGCGCCCGTCTGCGGGAACGACGGAACGGCCGACAGCCGATCCTGCAGCGAACGCGCGGCGGTGATCTGGGCTTGCAGTTCGGTGAGGCGCGAGGCGTCGGCCGCGTCAGCGGTTTCCTCATCGGCCGTCAGATCGCGGCCACCTTCGATGGCGGCTTGCAGACGAGCGGATTGGCGCTGGGCGATTTCCCGCGCCTCGGCCAGCAGTTGGGCCAAGTTCATGGTCGTTCCTTTCAGGGTGTGGGCTGGACGCCCAAGGGGATGCCGCGAAAGCGGCTACTCGCGCGGGACGCGCCGAGATCTCAGAGGTCAGTGATGATGCGCGAGACTTCCGCGCGGCGGCGCATCAGGGCCAACCGGGTGCGGCTGGCGCCGTATTTCGCGATGACGTCGCGCAGCGGCATGACGCCGTCGATCATGCCCGACGCAGCCGCTCGCGCGGCCGAGAAGGTCTGGCCCTCGCCATGCACGCCAGGAACCTGCGACGCGGGCATGCCGCGTCCGCGCGCGATGGCCGCCACGAAGCGGGCATTGGTTTCCAGAATGTCGGCTTCGATGTCGGCCCGGTCTTCTTCGGTCAGTGGGCCATACGGGTGGCCGGCGATCTTCTTCGGCGACGACGCCAGCAGCGTCGTTTTCATGCCGATCTTTTCCTCGAACCCCGAGGTGTCGACATGCCCGGTGCGAACGCCGACCGAGCCGACGTCGGCGCTGGTGCTGGCGTAATAGGCCGAGGCCTGCGAGCCGATCCAGTGCGCTGCCGAGAACGAATAGGGACTGGCCACCGCGATGATCGGCTTGGACTGGCGGTGCTCGAACACCGCGTCGCCCGCTTCCTCGGTCCCCCAGACCATGCCGCCGGGACTGGAGATCGCCACGATGGTGGCCCCAACCTTGTCGTCGGACGCGGCCGCGCGAACCTGATCGGCGAACCGTTCGGTCGAGGTCCCGCCATACGAGCCCTTCGGCGAGACCGGACCGTTCAGCGGGATGATCAGCGTCGCCCCGTCGCGGATCGGATCGACCGGAGCCCGCGCCTGCTGCGGCGCGGTCAGGGCCGCCAGGCCGCGCAGCGCTTCCGGCAGTAGGGCCTCGAAAGACGAGCTGCGCAGCAGGTCCGTCAGATAGGTTGGGTGCATCGCCCAAAGCGTGCGGGCGCCAGCGGCTTCGAACATTACGCGTCGCTCCGATCTTGGGGGGCCGTCATGCCGCCCGACATCGTGTCGGCGGCGCGGTTGCTGTTGAGGGGTTCGCGCGGGTCCTGCGACCAGGCCTCGCCGATTTTCGGGAGGTCGAACCAGTTGACCCGCAGCTCATCGACCGACGCCAGCGAGGCGGTGCGCGCCAGAACGGCGTTGCGCCATTGCGTGGCGCTGTCGCCCCGCAGCATGGCGTCCATGTTGAAACGGGGCTTCCAGATCTGCCGTTGCGCGGGCGTCATCAGGTCGCGCCGAATGGCCTTTTCCACGCGACCAGCCAGGGGCCGCATCGTGTATTTGACGAAGCGGGCGGACTGTTGCTCATCGGTCTTGGTGTCGTCGCCAAGACCGATCATGGCCAAGGGCACGTGCCAGTTGCGGGCGATGTCCTTGAGCGCCCGGTCTTTCAGCTCGGCGTACTGGCTGTCGGTATTGTTCGACGTGATCGATTGGTATTTCAGGCCAGCTTCCAACAGCGGAACCTTGCCGGCGTTGAGAACGCCCGCGAAGTTGCCGTTGAACTGCGCCTTCAGTCGGTCGGCGGCTTCATCGCTCAGCTCGTTGTCGGTCGACAGCACGCCCGAGGGCCGCGCGCCATTGCGGAAGAAGTTCTTGCCGAACGCTTCCAGGATGTTGGCCATATCGATGGCGGTCCGAGCCGCGCGCCAAGGCACGACGGCATAAACGCCGTCGGTCGATAGGCCGGCGCCCGACAGCAGTTCGCCCGCGCGAAACGACCGGCCAGAGCCGTCATCGTACCAATAGTCGACGCCAAAGCGCCGTTCGGTGTGTTGCTCAACCAGGCGCACTGGCGACAGCGGCCAGATTTCCAGATCATCTGGACCGTTGAACACCGGCTCGGCATAGGCGCGGCCCCGCAGCACCATGTTGAACGCGAACGTTCCCCAGAACTCCGGTGCGGTCATCAGCGGGTTGGGCGTCTCGCAGATCACCTCGGCGAGCGGGAACTCGTCGCCCTTCGGGGTTCCGTCCACACGCACGAAATCGAGCGACAGGCTGGCGAAGGTTTCAGCGATCAGACCGACGATCGGAAACACGGCCGACGCCATGACCACGTTTTCAGCCGTCACCGGCGATCCATCGGTCAGATAGGCCCCGCCGAAATAGCGATCATCATGGGCGTTACGGTCCACGTCGCCCGGCGCGGGAACGCCGAGGCCCGAGGCCATGCGCGAGACAAGCCCGCCCATCAGGCCTTACCCTTGGCCGACAGGAACGCGCCGATGATCAGCAGCGCGCCCAGGACGATAAAACCGGCGGGGCGATAGACCAGGCCCGCGCCATAGGCCACGAAGCCCGCGCCCGCGAGGGCCGCGCCGTCCGTCGTGAGGCTCGGCGCGGCGCGCAGGATCGCGCGGCCGGCCGAGGCGAACTGGATTCGCCAGGGCGTCTTGTCGCTCATACGAAGATGATCCCGCGCTTCTCATAGACCGACTTGACCGGCCCGGTGTCCTTGGCGGCGATGCCCTCCGCCATGCACAGCGCGACGATCCCGTCGATGCGCATGGTGGATTTGTCCTTGGACGGCTTGATGTTCCCCGCCGCGTCGGTTTCGATCGCGACGGCCTGGGCGTGGCGGCGGAGCAGCGGATGCCCGCCGTGGTGGAAGCCGTTCGACAGCACGTACCGCTCGACCGCCTTGGCTGGGGCGCTCATGCTCACGAACCCTTGGCCGTACAGCACGACCGGCAGTCCCTCGCCGTTCAGCTTCACGTAGGTTTCCGACGCGTCGAAGCGGTCGATCGCCAAGCCGCCCTGACCGTCCGTGCGCTTCTCGTTGCGGAACGCGACCTTGAAGATCTCGGCGTCCTGCATCGCGCGGGCGCGGATCGCTTCGTGGTCGATCACATTGCCCGGCGTGGTCAGCAGCGCGCCTTCCTTAACCAGCCGATCGTAAGGGACCTTGTCGCGCTTGGTGTGGTCCTTGATCAGGTCCGCCGGCTTCCAAAACCGGGCCAATACCGTGGGCACGTCTAGGCCCGGCTGCACCGGGAACCACCAGACCAGCGCCGAAAGATCCTGCACCGCCGAAAGGTCCAGCCCGCCGAAACAGCGCAGTCCCCGCAGCTTGTCTTCCAGGCCCTCCCAAGGCGTCGGCCCGACGCAATGGTCCCAGCCGAAGCGCTGACCGTTGTCGTCGACACCGTCGATCGGCAGCCAGCGCACCGCCTGTTCGGTCCACTGATTGAGCTTGTAGCGCCGGAAATCGTTCTCTAGGCGCGGGAGCTGCTGGGCCAGGCGGCACGCGTCCGCCATGGCTTCGAGTTTGACCGACACGCCGAGGTTCGGATTGGCCTTCGCCCAGGTCTCGGGCTTGGTCCAATCGTCGTCGGCGCCGGCGGCGTAGACCACGACGTGCGTGTCGGGCGCTTCGATCTCCCCGGTCAGGATCGCCTGACACTCGTCCCAGACTTCCTCGCCGTGCGAGCCCTTAACGCCCGCCGTGCTGATCAGCACTTCTAGCGGCTGGCGGCGCGCGGCGGCGCTGTCATGCACGAAGGTGTAGAGGTCGCCCGAACGCCATTCGTGGATCTCGTCGCCGATCAGGCCCGACATGTTCAGCCCGTGCTTGCCGGCGGGCTTGCCCGACAGCGGGCGGAAACTGGCGTTGAGCTGCGGGCAATAGATCGCCGGCTTCATGCACTCCAGCGACCGCGACAGGGTCGGGCTATAGGCGACCATCGTGGCCGCCTTGTTGAAGACGATCGAGGCCTGTTCCTTTTCGGCCGCGATCGAGAACACCTGGCCGCCGGGCTCGGCGTCGCCCAGCAGCATCAGGATCGCGATCCCTGCAGCCAGTTCGGTCTTGCCGTTCTTCCGCGCCACCCACACGAACACGCGGCGGAACCGCCGCGTCCCGTCCGCCCGCTTCCACCCGAAGGTGGGACGAACGATGTCGTGATCCTGCCAGGCCTCAAGGACGAAGGGGCGACCGGCCCACTCGCCCTCGGTCAGGCAAAGGTGGTTCGGAAAGAACGCGGCGGCCTTCTCCGCAGCGGTCTCGTCGTACCAGAAAACGCCGTCGCGCCAGACGCCGTCGGCCGCATCCCACCAGGCGTTGGGGAACAGCCGCAGGGCAGCCGGCCGCGCCGGCTCAGCCCACTTGCGCTTGGCGGACATGGATTAGTTCAGAAACCCGACCGGCCCAGCGCTCGGCGCGGGCTTGGCGGCTTGGGTCGGCTTGGCGGCCGGGTCGTCCTCGCGCTTCGG